AAGGGAGCTTCCGGAACTACAAAAACATTACTTACTGCTCTAAACAAAATTACGGTAGCTTCTAAAAAAACAGCTTCAGCTCTTTTGAGTGTTGGAAAAACTTTAGCAGGAATCGGAGCCGGTGCTGCTTTAGGTGGTCTGTATGCTCTTTATAATGGAGCTTCTGATAATGTAAAAGCTTTTGAGGACCTCAGAGCAAAATTATCCGGAGTAACAGGAGATCTGCAATCTGCAGAAAAGGTTTTTTGGGAACTTAATGCACTTGAAGATCAAACTACCATATCTACATCTGAACTTTCTGAAGCTTTGCTATATCTTAATAAATTCGGTATAGGTGTAACTTCAGAAGATATGAAGAATCTTTCTGCTGTTTCCATTGGATTAAATAAAGATCTTGCATCTGTAACTTCTGCTATTGGTAAAGCTGCTCAAGGCCGTTATCAAGGCATAAAAGAATTAGGAATTGCTGTAGAAGATGCCGGAAATACATTAAAACTTTCCTTTAAAGGGGTAACTACAGAAGTAGAGAAAGATACAGATGCTATTAAGAATTATTTATCAAACCTTGGAAAAACACAGTTTTCAGAAGTACTTGAAGCTAAATTACAAACTACAGATGCAGCTCTAAACAGGTTTAAAAATGCCTGGGGAACTTTACAGACTGAAATCTTTAGAAGCGATGGGGTTATAGGGCAGATATTCACAAATATCTACAATCAAGGCACTGATATGGTTAATGGCCTGATAACTGTTTTTAAGTTGGAATCTGTGCAGAAGGTTATTAAAGGAGCTGTAGAACATATCTTTGACTTCTTTAAGATTTTGTATGAAAGCATTACAGGAAAGGCCGTTACTTTTAAAACTGATTGGGCTGAGATATGGTTGAATATTCTGAATACTGTAAATCTAGCTATTGCTAAATTTAAATTACTTTCTGCTTCTTTAATTTCCGGATTTAAGGTATTGGCCGGAGCTTTCGATGATTTTGTTTATAAGCCAATAAAGGCCCTTATGAATAAGATTATGAAAGAGTGGGATGAGTGGCAGAATAACTTCTGGAAGAAGATCGGTGAGATAGGAACAAGAATTGCATTTCCTGCTGTTTCTTTAGCTCTGGATTATGCAGAACTATCTGCAGAAGTTTCTAAAGATATGGATGAAAACGGATCTTCTCTGAATGATGCACTTAAAGAAAGAGAAGGCATTTTAAATCAGGCTGCTAAAGATTATGCAGAAACTTTAGAAAATATAAGAAAATCTGAAGAAGAATTAAAGAAATCCTCTGAAGGAAAACAGGGTGAATCTGTACTAGACAATCTTTTTGGAGCTTCTTCAGGAAATTCAGTTAATGCTATAAATACGGCTGGAAAGAAGGCATCAAATGTTATAGATACTCTGAAAAGAGAATGGGATTCATTTTATAAATCTTTAGTTTCTGAAAGCAGAAATTCACTTTCTGAAAGGCAGAGATTAGAGATTGAATATAATGAAAAAAATATTGAGCTTCAAAAATATGCTGCTGTAGCTTCTGCTGAAGAAATCAGTAAGGCTAAACAGTTGATAGAAGAACAGTATCAGCTTAAGAAAAAAGAACTGGAAGAAAATGCACAGAAAGAATACTTTTCTATCATGGAAAATGAGACAGAACTTTTGAGGATGGAAACACAGAAGAGAATTGATATCATTAACCAGATGTATCAGGATAATCTGCTTTCAGCTACTCAATACATGGAAGCTCAGAGTAAACTGATTGATTCTTACTATAAGAATGCCGGAAAAAAGAAAACCAAAGATACAATCTTATCAGATGAATCTGTTGATAGAGTAACTAAATTGAAAGATGTTACTCAAACTTTATCTGATGCTTTTTCTGATATGGCAGGAAGTATGAATAAATCAAGTTCATCATATAAAGCTTTATTTGCTATTCAGAAAGGCTTTGCTGTAGCTTCTGCAACTATGAATGCAATCTTAGCCTGGTCTCAGGCATTATCTGATCCTACTCAAATGAGCTGGATCGCAAAATTAACTCAGTATGCAAATGCCATAGCATTAACAGCTAATATTATTTCTCAGTTAAGAAGCGTGCAGATGTATGATAAAGGTGGTGAAATTAAAGCCGGTGAATTGGGTATTGTTGGTGAATACGGCCCTGAATTAATACAGGGCCCTGCTACAGTTACATCAAGGAAAGATACAGCTGATATTCTTAATAGGAATCAATCCAATATTGTAGTTAATCTTATTGAAGATAATGAAAAAGCCGGAACTGTAAATGAAAATGCTACAGATGAAGAAACTATTATAGATATTTTTGTTTCAAATATCAGAAGAGGGGGTTCTATATCAGGAACTCTTGAATCTACTTATAATCTTAGAAGATATGGAGTTTAAAAGATGCTTATTTATCCTGAATCTCTTCCTTTACCTTTGCAAGCTGATTATGCTGTTTCTGTTGCTCCAAATATAAAAAGATCTACTATGTCGGATGGCTGGATAAGACAAAGAAAAGTAACTTCAAATACTCCTGATTCAGTTACCGTTTCTTTCTATTTTAATGAAGTTCAGATGGGAGTTTTTCTAGATTTTATTGAAGCTCTTAATGAAGGTGCAGACTGGTTTTTATTAAAACTGCCTACAAATGTAATAGATGATAATGAAGATCATGTTATTGCATTAAGAGAGAGAGTTGTGAGATTCCAGAGTGGGAAATATTCAGAAAAACTTAATTTCTATGAGGGAACTCAGTGGCTCTGGAAAATAACAGCAACTTTAGATATTCAGAAAGAACTATTTCAGGAATCTACTGCAGATGATTCATGGAATACAGATAGCCAGTATGACTTTGAATTTGTATTTAATTCAGGAATGCCAATAATCAAAGGCAAGAAAAGATGTTATCTTGTATCTAGAGATACTCCTACAGGAGCATCTGAAACTCCTTCTTGTATCAATATTAATACAAGTGATAATACCGGAATAAACTTCTATACAGAAGGTTTGCAGCTAGATACATCACATAATAAGATTCTAGAAATAGATACACTCTATATAGGAGTATCTGCAAGCAGTTATAACTATTATTACTACTTAGGCAGAGTTAAGAATACTGATAAATCTGTTAATGGAGTAGGATTATTTACATTAAGAAATAACACTACTGAATATGGAAGGAGTGATAATTTCAGTATTCTGAATGCTCAGCTTAACACTGTTTCATATACAGTAAATTCTTATCATGTATATGCTGTTAATATTCCTTACAATACAGATATTCACAGAAGAGATATTTTTATCAATAAACCTTCTGAAAATAAATGTTATTACTACTGTGTAATGAATAATCAATTAGTTGTAGAAGCTGTGATCAATTCATGTATTACTTTTTCTGCAGTCCTGTATCAGATCGGAGATAAAAATAATTTGGGATCATACAACTGGATAAAGTTATATTCTGTTTATGCTAAGAACAGCTTAATAGGGAGCATTCCGGAACATGATTAATACTCTATCTCAAGTTTATGCTACTCTGAATGAAGCTCCTGTGATAACTTTGCAATTCATGGGAAATGGTTTTGAAACTCTTTCATATGTACTGGGTAATGAAGATATAACAATTGGAGAAACAACTTTTTTAAAGTCCAATTTTCAGGTAGCACTTCCGGAAAGCAGTAATTCAGGATTTTCTGATTTAAAGTTTTCTCTCTGTAATGTGAATAATGCAGTTTATGCACATCTTCAAGATGCTCTGAATCAGAGAATCGTACTTTCTGCCAGAGTTGATATAAGAGTTCCGGAAACTCTGATCTCAGACTGGAGTTTAACTCTTGATGTTAAAGGCTTGGTTTTTCAGGAAGATAAAGTTCAAATAACTGCATCTGCAAATGATATTCTAAACTGTGAATTTCCAAAACTCAGATATACAGCATTAAATTTTCCGGGGCTTAAATACATAAGTTAATAAATATGATAGATATCACTCATTATCTTAAAATAAGCTATTCTCAATATAATAAAGGTTATCCTTTTCTTAATTGTTGGGGATTGGTATGTGAGTTTTATCACAGAGAAAAAGGGATTACATTAGATACTTTTTCTGAAAATGATTTAAGAAATTTGAATTGCTGCTTTATGTCTTATAGAAAAGAATTGAAAGAAATTCAGAAAACTAATAATTGCATGATAGGATTCTTCAAGAAGGGGATCTTAGTTCATTGTGGTATATACTTAGATAATGATAGAGTTCTGCATACAGATAGAGTTACCAGAGTTCAGAATCTATCTGAGATAGTTAAACAGAAAATTTATACAGAGGTGAAGTTCTATGATGCGTTGTGAGATTGCTTTTGCAAATGATTTAGGGAGAATAATTGAACTTCATCATTATGAAATCAAAGATTTAACTATTTCAGAATTTCTGAGCGTAGAGATTCAGCATTTTGATAACACAAAAAAAATTTTCTTTTCTGTTTATGCTGATGGAATCAAGATCCCTGTTGATCAGTGGAGTTTTTTTAACCTGAATAAAACTAAACTTCTAAAGATAATCATAGAGCCTGCAGGAGATCCTTTTACCTGGATTGCTATTATAGTAACAATTGCTGCCGCTGCTTATTCAGCATATTTAATGCACAAGTTGAGTGCTAAAACAGCTTCTGCCGGAACAGGAAGAACAGGTAACTCTATATATGATGTAAATGCTCAAGGAAATCAAGTAAAGCTTAATGAGGTTATCCCTGAGCAGTTCGGAACTATAAAAAGATTTCCTGATTACATAGCTGATACTCACAGATATTATGAAGATAACAAAAGGATTCTTGATTTATCACTTTGTCAGGGGGTAGGAGAGTTTCAGCATTCAGAAGTAGGATCTGATATGTATATAGGAAGCACTCCATTTAACCTAATGAGTGAAAAGATTAAATTCAAAGTATTTGAGCCTTCTGAAACACTTGCAGATAATGATATTGATCCTAAATTGGGATGGTGCTGGTTTAATTCTTCTGAAATATCCGCATCCGGTAAAGAATTAGATACACCTAGACAGAATACTCATGATAATGAGTTAGTGTGGGTATGGTCTGATTTTTTTGCTGTGATGGATATAGAAACAAGAAAATTTAAAAATAAAGGTTGGAAAGTAGGAGATATTCTTAAAATTGAAGCTCCTCAAAAGCCGGTGCTTTTTGCAGATTCTATGAGATATAGAAACTGTGAATGGTATTATATGAAAGCTCCGGAACCAACAAACTATACAAGTGATGAAGTTAAGGCTATTCTAAATAATTTAAGTGATGAGAGAGCTTATTACTTATTTAAAGGTGGGCATGTATCCTCTTTTGGTTTAATCTCAGAATCTGCTGCTCAAGATCCTCAGCATTCAACATTTGGGTTATTTGGTGATCATTACAATATCGCTTCAGGTAATGATTTTTCAAACTATGATAATAATGCTTTCTGTAATGTGTGGGGATTCGGTCATATTAATGAGAATTTATATAGCAGATTTGGACATTATTTATCTTTTGAAAAGCTGCTCTTTCCTTTAGACAATTCAGAATGGGCTTCTTCTCCTATGTTTCATGCCTTATGGAATCAGATTGTAAGTGGGGGTAGCACAAGAGAGATAACAACTCACATGAGTTATGGTTTATTCTACATTCATTATTCAGATACACATACCTATTATTCTGAATTGTATCAACCAAAAAATGATTTCTTTTTTAAAGGAACTTTAGCAGTTTGGGATTACAGGCCTTCTTACGTTTATCCAGGAACAATTTCACAATTCTGGAACAGGGATGCTACAGGAACAAATTCCGGAGCACGTATATTAGAATTAAAAGAAAGCTGGTTATCAAATCCATTTGATACAAGTGTTAATTACTATAATAAAATTGGTTTGGTGTGTGGTGAAGCTCTGCCATTTATGCAACTGCCTTATTCTTATCAGCATTATCCTGATGTGTGGAGCAGTCAATATTTCTATTATTGCTTCTGCATGAGACAAGAGATTGATCTTGAGGATAGAGAATCAGGATATTACAGGATTACAGCCATAAAAGAATATACTTTTACAGGAAATAATGGGAATGATTACTGGGGAAGTTATGAGTATTGGCCGGA